AAGAACGGAAGCAATATCTTACATTCCTCTTTGGTCATACAGACCGTTATCTCGTATGGAGATGAATACGATTTTCTTGTGCTATCTATGTGACTCATTTCTTTCCTGTTTTGAATTTCTTGTTTATTTCTTTTTCAGCAGCTCTGGCCCCTTTCTTGAAACCCTCCACAAAGCTGTCAAAACAAGCTCTATGGATTTCTAAAGTACATCTTTGCATAAGTGGACAAATCGAACATTTTTGGCTAAGTCCGGCTGACTTCTTGGCTATTTTCGTTACATTTTTCATTGGAAACTTAAATTAATTATTACGATTTCTTTCCGCTGCGACTTCACTCATACACATCTTGCACCAGGAGGTGAGACATCGGTATTCCTTATCCCCACATCTGACAGTCCTGTTATAGAACCGGTGGAGCGGAAGGGAACGTCCGCAATGCGGACAAACCTTTCTTCCGGCTTCCACCGGCAACCGTCTTGGCTTTACGGTGTACAAGCGTACATCCCCTGCATTCATCCAGTCTGCCTTTGTACTTCCGGCATTTGTGCAGGGAGATGCGCCCGCATGGAGCGAATTTCTCGCAGTCGAATCTGGGTTCTGTGTGATAGATGTTCATGCAGTAAGTTTTTTGATAAGACTCATGTTCTTCTCCACCAGCCGGATAATGCAGTCATGATACTCCGATGTTCCGTTGCATACGGCTCTTGACTGTACTATCTGAAAAGATTTAAGATTCACTTCGATGGTTTCCACATGTTTTTCTCCGACTATGACTGTCATGATCAGACATTCACTGCGTCTGTAATACCTGTTGGCGTATACACAATGGTGCATGACTTTGCCCTCCTTGTAGAACTGGGTTACGCTTTCAAGCGGACGGATGGTTATACCGTCGCCTTTGATTTCCATGCCGAAGAATCTTTCCATCCGGTTGTAGAATGATGCTATATCCTCCTTGAGCTGCTTTTCTTTTTGGATAGCCTTTATTCTGTCCCTTTCCCTTCTTTGCCTTGCCTCAATTTCATTTTTCTTTCTTAGTAATCTGTCGTGCTCGGCTTTTAAATTTTTGGGACATACGTATTTGGCGTTATGCAGATCCTTGTGGAAATAGGACAGCAGGCTTATATAGTCATTCCACATGCTTGCATCTCTGATTATATAACGGTTGCGGTTGCAGATGTTGAAGGACGGTTTATATCGGAGTTGGTAATAGCCCGTTTTGTACATGTGCTTTAACATATCCGTCTGTCCGGTCTTGATACATAATTCCGCATCATTGCCACCTTTCAGAAGGTCTCGTACAAGTTTTGAGGGGGGTACATCGGGGAACCGTTTCCCGATTCCCCGCTTTCTCAATTCCGGGATCAGTTTCTTTCTTGGATATATCCATCCCCATATCGCATATAGGTCTCCACGATAATTCCAGCTGGAACTGCCGTATTCACCCTTTATGCTCAGTGGTTCCGAATATATCCATCCGCTGCTTCCCATATTCATCGGTTTTGCCATGATGGTGCGTTTCCCCTCGACGGTGATCCATTCCTGAACCACTTCAAAGAAAGCATAGTGAATATAATCCTGTCTGCTGTTCAAATCAAAATTCCTTTTTCTGACGTACTTGCAGCATAGTATATGCCTTATGATCTGGAACTCTCCGGCGGTCTGTAAGATGGACATGTACTTTTCTTCCTCGACTTTTCGTTTCCGGCTGATCTTTACGTCCAGTTTGTGGTGGCAGTACGGGCATTCGGTCGTATCACTGAGCAGGGTAGTCCCCAGCTCGCTATTGCTTGTGTCTATCCATGTTCCGCCGCACTCGGAACACCATAGCTCATCCTTGCACCTATATGCTTCGTGGGTGAATATATGTTCTTTCGCCCATTCTTTTTGTACTTCGGTAACGGCGGACAGTTTGCTGCTCAGTCCGGTTACACGTTTCTCAAGTTTCGTTCTCGGTTTCATGATTAGAACAAGCTCATTTGTTGTACATTATCATCCGCTTTCTTTCGGACGTTTTTCTTCCTGAGTGTCTGGTATTGTTCTTCCGCTAGCCGTGCGATTGCTCTGTCACGTGCCGCTTTCTTATCTTCCTCGGTGAGTTCCACAGGTTTGGCGGGGGATGATACGGACGTTTTTTCTCCGGCAGGCAGCCGGTTTATTTTGATATCGTCCTCATCATAGTAGTGCACTGCCATCCCGTAGACCTCCTCGTCTGAAATCGCTATGGCGTTACCACGCTTCCTGGCTTCACCCATGATATAACTACAGCATTCATCAATACTTTTCTTCTCATTCGCATATTTGGGGGCGAACAGTGAATCTTCTTCCGCCCGTTTGTCCAGATAGGCTTTGATTGCCTGTTTGAAACTTTCATTACTTGCCATGGTTACTTAATTTTGAAGTGGTTGATAATATTTATTTGTGATTGATTCTGATGTTATACTCGCATAAGAATTTTCCTATATCGTCGCTTGCTATATTGGGAGGTGGTGCATTATCTCCGTATATAGCCCGTATTGCATCCTCATTTCCCCCGTATGCCTTCCAATAGGTGTAGGCAGTATGGTTATTGGGAACGTTAGGAAAAAGTTCTGTGAAGGCGCTGAAATCGTTTTTAGCCTTTTTTTTGAGCTCCTGAATGTTTTTTACTCCCTCAATCATGGCGCACGCTGCATCTTCTATCCGGGTGAAACCTTTTTGGGATTGTTTCATGGCGGTTTCATTGGACAGTTTGACGTGCTCGTCTCTTCTATCCCTGCAAAAGTCCGATAGGGCTACCATAATGGACTGGTTGTTTATCCTGTTTCCCCAGACGAACTGTCCACGGCTTCCGTTTTTAAGCTGTGTGAAGAATATGCAAAGCTCGGCCAGATTGAGAAAATAATAGCTGGACAATATGCTTAGCGCCGTTTCGGCAAGTTGTTGAGGTGCGATATCAATGCCTGCGTATCGGAGGATTGATTGCAGGTGCTCTGTGATAATCCTGACTGATGTGGCGTTGCCGAAGACAACATTGATGTCCGCAAGGGTGGGAATACCCTCAATCCTGATTGCTTGTGCTAATGTCAGGTTACAATTCAGCTGGGCTTGCGTGCCGGACCAGTTGTCAACCAATTGGGAGGCTGTTGATCCATTTCTCAAGGTCTGCTGGAGCGGTGTCAGTGTCTCCGGCTTTTTCCTGGATTGGGGTATCTGTCCTGGGGACATTATCACAGTGATCTGTTTTTGAAGTCTTGTTTCCATTTTGAAGTCTTTTTTCGATTATCCAAAGGTTGGCCCGGCTGTCCCATCGTTCAATTTTAGCCCCGTTGGTGTTTTTCCAGCTTAGCGCATCGAAGTGGTAGAAGAATATCTCCGCCTGCTGTTCCCAGTCCGGGAGCTTGTCACGGAAGTAATCTTTCACCTGTTCCAGGGTAGGGGCTATAAATTCGGTTTTTGGTTTTGAAGGCTTCTTTTTAGGTTTTTCCTGCTCGGGCTTAAATAACTCGCTAGAGTTATTATTATCTTTACTCTTAAGTCTTATATTAATGTTAGCCTTTTTACTTAAAGGTTTACTTAAGTTTTTACTTAAGAGTTTACTTAAGGGTTTACTTAAATCATTTAAGTAATAAACGGGCGATTTCGCATTTTTCTTACCTGACTCAAACTGTAGTAAACCTTTTTGCTGTAATCTGTTCCTGACTTCAATTACGGTTGGTTCTGATATACCGGTTGCGAGGACGATTCGTCTGTTGGGACACTCAAACGGATTCTCCCAACCCCGACTATTGCACTCGTTCAAAAGGAAGAAGTACAAATAAGCTTCGTTCGAGGAAAATGCTACACTCTGATGTGTCTTCCAAAATTGGTTTACGTAATCTATATAAGTCATTGTAGGTAAGAAATTACTTCGTTTATGAACTCCTGTAGTGAATGGCAGATAACATACTTGTTTTGGTATCTCTCTGCTTCTGTCTGCCACGTTCGTTGGTGCTCGCTCTGTGTACCCTTCGGTGTCTTCATCTCTATACAGAGGGAAGCCCATCCCTTTTTGGGTATGAGCAAAATCAAGTCTGCTACACCTCTCACTGCTCCTTCATACTTCATCCGTGCTCCTGTCTTGGTATCACGTTTGCCACCGTTGGGCACTGCAAAAAGCATACGAGCCAGTTTGGGATATTGTAACCGGAACCATACCAAACAATCATGTTGTATTTGGCTTTCTGATAATGGTATTGTCTGTTTCCTCATATTCTTCCGTTGAATAGGTTCATTGCCATATCTACCACATTCTCCTTAACCACATCATCCGTCCCTGTCACTCCGTTGGCTATTCCTTTTTTGGTCTGAATGACATCATACATATATTTGTCGATAGTATCCTTTCCAAGATAGTAGTAACAGTTTACGTTGTTCTTCTGTCCGTTCCGATGTGCTCGGTCTTCTGCCTGCTCACAATCGGAGAAAGTCCATGGGAATTCGATAAACGCCACACGGCTGGAAGCTGTCAATGTAAGACCTGTACCTCCTGATTTGTAGTTAAGGATGATCAGCTTGCAAGAAGGGTCGTTTTGAAAGCGGTCGACCGCTGTCTGTTTTTGAGTAGCATTGTCTTCGCCTGTAACGGTGACAGCTTCAGGGAATATCTTCTTTAATTCCTGTACTACTTCTTTCAGGTAAGCAAAGACTATCAGTTTCTCACCTCCGTCAATCACGTCATGGATGAATTCGGAAAAGACTTTGATTTTTCCCCTGGCTGATATGGCTTTCAATATTCCCATTTTCACCATTACCTCGCCTCTTAATGCCTTGGCCACCTTTTCATCGTCCGCATTCTTGTAAGTTCGGAGATACTGTATCAGGTCGGCTTCCGCTTTGTCGTATTCTTTGCGATTGGATATGTCCACCTCTATATATTGGCGTGACTTGTCCGGCAACTGAGTGAGTACCTTGGCCTTTTCGCGCCGGAAGAAGCAGGTCGATGATAACCTCCAGTTCAGTTCTTTCACATTGCTTGACTGTTTAGGTCCATCGCAGAACCTCTCTACGAAATACTTGTATCCTCCGAAATCCTCTAATCGTCCCATTATCTTGAGTTGTTGTATAAGGTCTGTATTGTTGTTCACTACTGGGGTTCCCGTCAGTTCCAAGATATATTCTTTGCCTTTACATATTCCTTCTACGAACTTGGATTGCTGGGTCTTGGTGGATTTGCACTTGTGTGATTCGTCAATGACTACGGATTTGAATAACGATATTCGCGGGTCAAACTCAATGGATTTCATGGTAAACCGTGCATCCTCCTTTACTTTAAGTACAAAAAACTTTTTCAGTGATTCATAATTTGTTATGAATATGTTGCAGCATTTAGTCTCAAAGAAACGGTGCCAGCTGGCTTTATTGCGATCATCCAGAATCATGGCATTTTTTCCGGCAAATTTCTTAAATTCACGTTGCCAGTTTATTTTCAATGCGGCCGGACAAATGACAAGGCACGGATACGCTTTTGCTATCGTAACCGTGCCTATTGCCTGTAATGTCTTTCCCAGTCCCGGTTGGTCCCCGAATATGCACCGCTTGTGCTGTAGCGCATAAGCGATGCCTTCTTTCTGATATTCGTACGGTTCCAACAGCAATCCGTGTGGAACCGTAAGTTTTGGAAGGTCGGGAATAGTATAGTCATTATACTCTCTTGTTGTCACTTTGTGCTGTACCCGGCTGCATATCCTTGTCTGTACCGCCCAATCTGCCATCATCCTCACGTATTCCTTATCTTGTAGAGATACCTTCCAAGCTTTTTCGTCAGCGATATAGGCTGCCCGGATATTCTGTTTTACACTTGGAATCCGTTTGACTAGCTCCACTAATCTTGGATGATATGGGAAGGCTAGTTTGAAGCAGTTGGGGGTAGTAGTTACGCAAAATGGGGACGGCGGTATCATGATGCAAGTTGTTTGACTTTACGTGGTTTACGTGATTTAATTTTCTTTCCGTTCATTATTATGTCAACCCCTGCATCATTCATAGCCTGCTGGAATTCCGCAACCTCTTGATTGAAGTCTGTACCGGCTTCTGGAATGGCGTCCGGTTGTACGTCTGCGTTCGCCGTGTCTTCCTCAAACGGAAGTTCCTGTTGTACAATTCGCCATTTTTTGTTGAACAGATACTCTTTGACTTCGAACTCACAGGATTGGATTTCCTGCTCCAGCTCGAAGGCATTGATATACGATTCATTCTCATTATTGAACATGGTGAACGGAGCGCATAGGTTCAGAACTTTTCCTGTTTTGAGAAAACGTTTGGCTATCAGAGTAACCCCTTCATTATCTCCATCTCCGCCAATGGAATACCCTGTAACGTCAAGCACCTGTCCTATGATATCAGGCACTTCATCTACTGATTCTATACCGTCCACTTCTTTCTGTTCTGTAAGCAAAGCGGCGTGGGGATTCAGCTTGCTGAACGCATTGATAAGGTCTGATGTTACCAGGTTCTTGCCTTCTACGGTGGTTGTACCATTCTCATCCTTGTAGGTGTCCACCAAGGTACTGTCCTTGGTGATTTTAGCTTTTATGATCTTCATTATCTTCTATATTTATATTCGTTGACAAATTCGTTATAATAACGGTCTTCCGGAAGGGGAAGTGTTATTCCCAGTTCCGTGGCTGCATCTGCTTTGACCTTATTCAAAAAGTCCGTCATTTGCAGTGTATTCAGTTTCGATGTGCTTCCGGCTATGACCGTTTCTTTTCCTTTGAAAATGGTTGTCCTTCGTAGATATAGGTTGCAGTAATAATCGTGTACGTCCTGTTTGTCCGTTCCTGTTTCCTGTTCGATACAGGTAAACCAAAGCCACATCAGGGCGTTTTGACTTAATGTGCGCGGCTCTGTGTAACGTTCGATAATTAACCTGTAACGACCGTTACGGAGCTGCGAGCACATGAAATCAAAGGACTTGTTCAGTGTTACCACACCTTTTTCTTTTATAAGGATAGCTTCTTGTGCCATTATTCCAGTCCGAAAATCTTCTTGTCCGTGATAGATTCTCTATTAGCTTCCAAAAACTCTATGAAATGTTCTACGTGTGCCGTGAGCAGTTTCACTGTCTGTTCGTGATTGTAAGTATAATATTCCGGATATTGCGTACCACTGATAAGCGGTGTGCGGCTGGTACCGCCTTTCAGCGCATAAGCCGTAAACTCAAATGCCTTTATGTTTTCCATCTGACCGGAAGCAATTAGGCAATAAGGGTAGACATGGCGCTGCCACCCGTGGGCGTATTTGCCGAACTCGTATTTAGATGTGGATTTTATGTCATAAACAACATCCTTTCGGAGTTCGTCGATAAATCCGTATAACTCCACATTTCCGTACTGGGTAGGAAGAATGGCGGATACATAGACCTGACTTAATGAGCCTTTGAAATACTCTGCCTGTTCTATACACCATTGTCTGTCGAAAAGGAAATGCCGTGCAGGTGCGATATCCGTTGCTGGAAAAGCTACTTGTATGGTATTGGTTTCCTTATCGCCAATGATGGAGTAGGGGGAACGCTCTGTCGGCACGTGATTTTCGCAATGGACATAGCAGTCAATGATAGCATTGAAGGCTGTTCCCTTGTCGGCTGCTTCACTCTCAAACGGTACACGGTTGATAGCATCCAGAAGGTCTTGCTTCAGGCTCTCTTCGATTTCTTCCGGAGAGCGTTTATACTCTCCGGTTTCATTATCAATGTTCCAGAAGTTTTCCACTTCTTCATCAGCTCTCAGATACTTGTCGAATTTGTCAAGTAATGAGGGATAGATTTTATAACTAGGCTGCTTCATATATTTTTTTGACTTTGTCGAATTTCAACCCTAATTCCTTGCATCTTTTATTCAGTAGCATACCTGCTTGTAATTTGCTGTCGAAGATATGCTGCAGGTTCTCCAGTGATCGTTTCACTTCGTTGGCCGTGTCCGCATCCGCTACCATGGCTATCTGTTCCTTGATAACGTCCATAAGACCTTCATATTCGGAGGACAGTTCTGCCTGTCTTTCCTGATAGGTCTGATAAGTGTTTACAATCTTTGTCATAAAGTCGTTCGGTCCGGTGATTGTACCTTCTGCATTAATGATAACTGGTATCTTTATGCGTGCCGGAAGATTGCAGGTATTCTTACCGTAGAATTTCTCGCACGGATCAAAAGAGATGGTTCTGTCCTTACCTATGGCTTCCATATAGCCTACAAGATCAAGCTCTTTAATCAGGTCACCGGCAGAAGAACCTCCGATTTCCGGGCGTATCTGTTTGTCCTCTCCGTTCTTTTCCTCGCGTTCATGGGCTACGAATATTACTGATTTACCCATTAGTGTGACTTGGTTTACGAAGTTGATGAACATATTCTTTCGTACTCCATATCCTTGCAGGGACAGTGTGCCATCCGCTTTCTTCGTTTTGGGATTGTTTTCCATTATATATTTATCCATGAAGGATAACATTTTTCCTGCCGTATCAATAACGATGGTCTTGTATTCGGCAATTTCTCCGCTCGTAAGAACTTCATCCACCTCTTCCCATTTGGAAATTTGTACGGTGTCTACACGGTGGGCTGCATTCACACGGTGAACGCCACCGTCAAAGTCCAGGAGTAGTGGATGGGGAGAGCTTAACGCCAGTGTGGTGTTGTGAGTTACTATATAATCGTCAGTGACATACAATTCATCCTCATTAGATACCTTAATGCAGACACATTCACAATCTTCTACACGGGTCACATCTACTATATATCTAGATATAGTAGTTTTACTCCATTCAGAAGCTTTTCTTTCAAGACTGAAAGGGCATTCTTTGATTTTCACGCTAACACGGTATTCGTCCCCCTTATCTTCTCTTTCGTATACATGTACACTAGCTATACCACCTAAAGAGTTAACAAGCTCCACCACATCATAAGCAAGATTCTTACTTGCAGTAGAGAAACAAACTCTATTTTTTATTGCACATCCATCTGTGTCCATAAGGCCGCGAAGCAAAGATATACGTTGTTGATGGCTTCCTAATTTGTAACAATCAGGGATAAATTTCTCAGTAGAATGGACGTTCAATCCTAACCGCTTTATTCTCTGAATATATCCTTCCCCATTGCCTGAAAGAATTATGCCGTATTGAGGGCATTGCGGTGCATCATTCTTACTCAAGGCATAGCCGTTCGGAAGCAGTCGTTCTACGTTGCTAGCTATTTGTGAATCTACATCAGGATTTGAGAATATTGCTACATTCCCCGTCAGAGAACCATCGCCGATTAAAACCCCAAGAATATACGGGTCAACATCATAGCTCTTTTCAGTATATTCCATAGCATCTACTACCGGAATCTCAAAGCGCGGGATAGGTTTTCTTGTAGAAAGCTGTCTTGATGGAGACAAGGGGCAAGAGATACCCTTCGACATCATCTCTTTAAGGGTCATGTTTCTAAATCCTGCTTTACGGCTATTGCCAGTACTTGAACGAACATTCCATATATGTTCTTCATCGCAATAAGTTATGGCTCCGTCATTTGTCATGACTCTGTACACAGGTCTTACTCCTTGAGGATAAACACCCAATACTTTCTGTTCTTTACCGTCACATCCCATCAGGGTGTCTCCTACAGATATATCGGATAACTTCTTATATCCTTCCGGTGTCAGAACGCTGCAATACAAAGGTTGAGCCTTTCCCATACCAGGTTGTCCGTAGATTAATGTCGACAGGGCATTCTTAACTGTCAGTTCGTTAGGTTTTTTGATAAGTCCCATAATCAATAATTCTTAGTGGTTAATAAATGAGTTAAAAAAAATAGTTCCCGGATAGTCGGCCAGGACACACCGGGATAAATAAGGATATAGAATATAACATATAAAGAGGGCTCTCACCTCACGCTGTCCTTTCCAGCGGCTTTGGGTTAAATTATTATCTAACAAATTCTCTCTGCTTCACTGCCTTGAAGTCTCTAACATGGCTACGTTTAAAGGGTGTACGGCTCCCTCTCTTTGGGTGTGGGTAATACAGGATTCGAACCTGTATCTGTATTCCTCCTGAAAACAATCACAAACCGTCTGAACGTAAAGAAAAAAGTGAATACCGCTTTTCCATTAAGCTAATTACCCGTGTGGCTTATGCCACTTTCTTTTTTAATTTTCTAGGCTTCCTTGGCATTTTGACCTGTGCATAACGCAGGACATCACTGGCATTGCAGAACCATTTCCCGTTTTGTGCGCATGTAGGCTTGTCGGAACGTATTTTGTTTTCTTCGATCAGTCTGATAAGCCTTCCTATGCCTCCAACTATTTTGGCGCTTCTCTTTTACCGAATGTATGAGTGTCCATGATGGCTAGGATGTCTGCTAGCCGTGCTTCTGCCGTTCCATCAGATAAGATGGATGTCCGTAGTTGGTTGTTAACTGTATAGTTCATAATCTGAATCTGTTTTTGTTCGTCTTGTTCTTGATACTTGGGTGGTTCTTGTCTTTGCTCTGCTCCTGCATTGTCTCATGTCGGGATGAAAATCCAATGCGGCAATGACAAGGAACAGGATGGAGAAGAATAGCTCAAGCCCGTGTTTACGTATCTCTTTTATATCGAAGTTGATCTTCATGCGCTCACAGAACATGTATAGTACAAGCTCGGTATCTTTGGAAATACCCAGCTTTTTGTATATATCCCGCTTCTGTGCTTTGATGGTCCATTCCGAGCGTTGCAGACTGTCGGCCACTTCCTTGTCGGCCAAACCCTTGCAATATTGTTCGGCGACAAGATGCTCGCGCTCTGATAGCGTAATCATGAAACACGCTGGATTTTGAACTCTCCGCGCTTGCGGTCAACCTCTCCTGTTCGTTTCCAATCGGCATTTTCTACACACATCTCCAATCTTAGTCTGGAAATGGTTGTGTTGACGGAAGATATCGCACGCACTGGGAACACAACGATATCACCTACCTTCATCGCTCTCAATGTGGCCGCCCAATTTTCTGTTACTTTTAACATATTACTTCAATTTAGCGAGTTTAACAATGTTGTCTAGAGCATTAATGCTGCTTTCGTGTCGTGCCTGTAGGCGGGTGAACGAGTCGAACCACATGTCGCTCTGTTCCTTGACTTCTTTAAGGTCTTGTTCCAGTTCTTGCACACGTCTTACAAGGTCTTCGTGTGTCATGCTTTGTAACTCTTCTACTGTTGTCATAGCTTTATTTTTTTTGATTTTCAATATTGTCAAGTTCGTTGCTTATCACTAATGATGTTACCGCGAAGGCGGTGGATGCTATCCAGAACCATACGCCCATATCGCACATGGTAATAAGGAGTATCGCGTATGATACTGCGCATAATATTGATATTGCTTTCATTTGATTGTGTATTAGTTTTGTTCCCCCAAACCAATCCGATTGGCGGCATCACGCTTTTATTGGGGGATTTACTTAACTTTGTGGTGTCAAACAAAAAATTAAGTATTATGAACAAGTTTGTTGAAATCACCGTGGATGGTGAAAAGTGCATCATCAATGCAAGTGCAGTTCAGCTTGTAAAGCCTACCGATGAAGGTACATTGATTTTATTTCAAAATGGAGCTAAAATCCATACGGAATTTAGCTTTCAGGAGCTGTCAAATATTCTTCTGAACTAAAATTTCTTTCTTGTATATCGGGATAGTGAACAACTTTATGACAACGGTTTTGTTGATTATCCCGGTATCATCTTTTCCTATAAATCCATAGGGTGTAGGACGTATTTTTACTATTTTTTCAATTATTGCTTTCATTGTCATAAGTAGATATTATTAGTTTGTGCCCCGATAACCTCTCTCTGGTCTTCCCACCGGAGTTGTCAGCTACTGTTCTTCACTGCATAACCGTTCGGGGCATGATTGCCCTTACTTCGCCCGGCTGCTTGCATCGACCTTGTTACAGGCTGCTTGCTTCGACCGTTAGTTCTCGCGTCCTCTATGCTGGGATTGAGGGTAAGCGCCAGTATCGCTTTCTGGAACGGATTGCTAAGGGCAATCACTCCATGTAGTTCCTGCCATACCTTTTACGGATTGTTTCCGGTATCGAGACCGGACAGGATAATCCTGATTAATGTCCTTATTAATTTCCGCAGTACTGGGAGCCTAAATATCCACGGCTGTTGGAATTGTAGCAGTCTGACCATTCGGCTTTGAAAGTGACTTTTTCTGCTTTGACCGGAGTGAACACCTTGTTATTTCTTTCTTCCTGTTGTCTTGCCAGCTCTTCCTGCATTGTAACATTCAGTTTTGCCAGTTTCCATGTTGATTTCAGAACTTCACCGAAGGTCTTGCCTTGTTTCTTGCCTACATACTTGTAAGTTCTGTGGGCATCTCTCATAATCTGTCGTAAATCGAATCTTTTCATTGTCTTACCTCTTTTTAGTTAGTCAATATTTTTGCACTTCCGAACTATTTTTCGTTCCTTTGTGCTGCTGTTTATTGTTTGGTGTTGCAAAGATACTAACATCACTGATATATCAATGATATTAGCCTATAAATATCACTGATATTAACATTAATTATTATTATAGGCTTAATATATTAGTGATATGTACGATTTGAAAGGATTTAGACAGGCTTTTAATCTTACTCAAAAGCAATTGGCAGAGATTCTAAAATGTCAGCAGTCAAATATCTCTGGAATGGAAAAGACTATGAGAGACTTAGAACCGATACAGAAAAAAAGGCTGGAAGAAGCATACGGTTCTGAGTCCGTGGCTAAATTTGTTGTATCTTCTTTTTTGGAAAGTACGATAAATGATAGTCGAAACAAAGGGGATATGGGAGGCTACACTACATATCTTCTTCCCATGTCAGCTATGGGAGGAACGCTTACGGGGTTTGCGGCTCCAGGCGCAATGCTCCAAAATTGTGAGGCTATAATTTCACCCATTGAAGATGTAGACTTTGCCATTACAGTATATGGAGATAGTATGGCACCTGAATACCCCTCAGGTTCCCGTATTTTGATAAAGAAGATAAACCCCAATATCTTTATAGACTGGGTTCAGTGTATGCTTCTTGTTAAGTTGGCACACAATGTTGGATCATTCTGTAGGATCCGATAAAAGTAATGACTCCAAAAATAACCAAAAGAATATATATCCGGATTATTTATTATAAGACAGGTATATTTCAAAATCTCCCTATGGGTTTTATTGAAAAATAATAGATAAGTTACATAATTGTTGAAATTTGGTTGGATACAATTGGGCAATAGTTAGGTAAAGTGAAATAAAAAATCCCCGGAAGAACCGGGGACAAACTTTTATTATGAGATTTGGCTTCTACTCCAAAATCACAGGGCAAAGATAGTGAAAATTCTATTCTTGCCTGCTGAATATATAATCCAATTGGAAAATTGTATTTTTTGCTATATAATTTTTGATATAAATTGTATTTCAAGAAATTTCCCCGACTCATCACGAGCCGGGGAAATTCAATTTATAAATTTAAAGTCTTATGATGAAGATTGTCTGTTGCGCCAATGTTTTACTATCAGCATAACAACAATCAAAACGGTTACACAAACACAGGCAAAACCGATTTGTTTAAGCAACGTGGATTCTTTTTTCTCTTTTATGGTTTCTGACCGGTTTTCCTCACGGGTATTGGAAGTGGTTTCCTTGTCAGCTTTCACTTCCGTACTGTCTTTGGTTGCAGTTTCCTTCCTTTTATTCTTGCTGAAATCACCTTCCACATGACCGTCTGCCAGTAACGGAGGTTTCCCGGTCAGGCTGTCGGGCGGTTTTCGGGTATCATAGATACGAAAATCAATCACATAGTTACTATTAGTGGTAATGAGTTCGCTCAAAGACGTACTTGATCCGTGTACGATGTTGACAGATTCACGTGTACTATCCTTCCTGATTACTTCTGTATCGGACTTGACAGATTTATGCGAGCTGCCACATGATCCGAACAGCAGGAACAGACACATGAAAGGAGCCAGCAATATATGCCGGCTTACCCAGTTCATAACCTTATTATATAACCACATCATAAAATCTGCATGATGATTGAAGCGGCCACAGCGACAGTAATTCCAATTCTCCATGCCCATTCAAGGCGAGAGTTTTTAACCGTTTCACTCGTGATAATGAGTTTGGCACGCAAGTTATCAGTATCTTTCACAAAAAATCCTGGTTCTTTTTCCATAGTTGCTGTTTTTAGAGTTTCAAAACTTGTTTCCTGTTATCCCCGTCAGCCCGATAACTGACGTGCACCCAAGCGAAGTTAGACTCGTTCAGCAAATCTAATTCCTTCATCCTTTTAATGTTGCGTTTTGGCGGTATTCCAGTAACATGTGACCAGGAACGACCCGCCATTATGTCACATATAGTTTGCTTAGATACTGAAAACATATCAGACAAATAACCAAGTCCTAACCCTAAATGCTTGAATTTGACAATATCACGAACTTTAGCTTCGGTCAGTTTCGCTTGGGTGTTTTTTTTCTCCAAAATGAGAATGATGTAATTCACAAAAACGATGTTTTTGATTTTCACTTCTTGTAACCCATTCAAGATTGGTTACAGAATTATTATGCTTGTCACCATCTTTATGATTTACCTGAGGTTTATTTTCGGGGTTGGGAATAAATGTGATAGCTATAAGTCTATGCACTCCAAACCTTTTAAATTTACCATTTCCTATTGGCAAATCAACTCCAACGTAGTTTCCTTGTGTTTGAGGAATAAGCTTACTACCTTTACTGTTATAAATGTTACCCTGCATATCTGCATAGTATCCTACATGATTAGGTATTTCGCTTCTTTGAGTTTTCTCTTCCATAATTATAGGCTTAATACTTGTTTCCTTAAATTACTTTTGTTATAAGATACGTGAATCCAATCTCCACCATGTTCCCAAATCAACTGGTCATAGGGTAGGTTTTTTCGGATATACTCAAACAACAGCTTGTTTTGCTGTCTGTCTCCAGTGTCAATATCAGCAGCTTCCCCCTTCATGTGCTGCGAGGTCTTGCTTCCCTTGACGGCCGCATTAAGTTCCGGACAGCGATAACCACTGTTTACTGTTATAGGCTTTCCCCACCATGTGCGTAACGGGTCCAGTACGTTGTCCACCAAGGCAGTCAGAGCAGTCACATGCTCCTGTCTGCATCTGTTATTGATACCCAAGCGGTCAGCAGTCGTTGACTTGCAGAGTTCCGCAATCGTAAAATACTTCATTTCTTTTCCTCCTTCTTGTTTTCATTATCAAACAATATCTGAGCCATGATCTCGGCAATATCAT